CCGATACAGCACTATTCCCCGATGTGATTGAATAATTGGCGCTAATAGTTTTGGCATTTTCCCACATTCCGAGGGTGGTAATGTTAGAACTGCCACCAGAAGCCGCTGCCCATTTAATGCCCGACGCTGCCGTAGAATCAGCTGTCAGCACATAAGCGTCGGTACCGACACCTAAACGGATATTATCTGTACCGTTAGAAACGATCAGATCGCCCTTGGTGGTAGTTGGTGCTAATGCGTCAAATCCTTCAGTTTTAGTAGTCTGACCTGTACCGCCATTAGCGATTGCTACCACACCGGTCACGTTGCCTGCGGTTCCCGTAGTATTCTGGTTTAGCGTGGGTACATCAGCGGCCACCATCGCACGGAAAGTTGGTGCGCCTGATGAGCCAGTCGGAGCAGCTAAAAAGTAGTTAGCGGTCTTACTGGCGTAAGGATTCTGCGTATCACCGTAACCAGAAGCCAGCGACAAGGCTGGAGTAGTACCACCGGAGCTAGTGATTGGACTGGTGCCGGTAACGCTGGTTACATAGGTACCAGCGGGCTGCTTATTATTAAACGTATTCCAGTCCGTGCTGCTCAGATAGCCGTCTGTTGACGCACCAGCCTGACTAATACTGATCGCAGGAGTTGTGCCACCACTGGATGCGATTGGTGCTGTACCACTGACGGATGTGACTGTGCCATCACCTGTGCCAGCGCCGATCGCGGTACGGAAAGCAGATGCAGACAGTGCGGAAACCGAGTTGTCAGCGTTAATTCGTGGGAACGTGATTGCACCAGGATTGGTCAGCGTAAAAAAGTTCTGACCGACCGTTGTACCACCAAGCGATGTGCGACCTGTAGAAGCCACAAGATTGGTGCTGCCACCATCCCACTGCAACCGCTCGGAATAAGCCGTATCCCAGTTTGTCTGAGATGTTGTGGTTGGGATTGAGTAACCTGACGTGTAGCTTACAGCAAGTGTGCCGGAAGTAGTAACCGGTGAACCAGTTACAGTCAGACCGGTCGGTACGGTCATACCTACTGATGTGACAGTACCACCGCTAGACGGAGAAGTATTGGCAATGGTGATACCGCCTGCACTATTAGTGACACTGATGCCTGTACCGGCAGTAAGAGGGGCAGTGCCCCCTTTACCAGCAGTCTGATCGCGGATCAACAAATCGCCGTTGGCAGGAGTCGATACAGTTACATCCCCCTCGTATTGACCCAAAATGCCGCCAAACGAGGGGCGTACAAAATAAGAACCCACGGATGCACTTGAGTAAATGCAGGCACAAACCTGCACTTTGGGATTAGGTGCCGCCGGAATACTTGTAGTCAAGCCACCGGCAACAGTCGGATCAAGATACAAAATGTCACCGGCTGTAAATGCAGAGGTATCGATTTGACGAATTAACCCGAATGATGTGACGTATCCCCATCCGTTGAGAGCAATGTTTTCGGTAGCAATTCCCATTACATAGGACGCTGTGGAGGCAGTCAGTCCAAATGCGGGAGCACCGGTAAGCGCACCGCTGGCACCGACTGTACCGGTGAACATGACCACTTGACCTTCGGTAATTGCAGAGGATGCCTTGATCCGGTAATACTGCTCTTCACCGATCTGCTGAACAGCATTGCCACCGCTCATCACCAGACTTAGCGTTTTATTGCTGTCTGCTGAATCCCAGTAAAGCGTGCCTTCAGCTGTAGGAAGGGTTGCTGGGGTAATGTCAAACGTAATTGCGTTGACGCCGGACTCATTGCCATTATCGTCAATAATGACCGACGAACCTTGAATCAGTTTGCCAGTGGTACCATCGAATCGTACAACTGCATTATCTGTTGACGATGCAGGGCCGACTACATCGCCTGTACCCCCACCACCGCCACCAGAGGATACACTTTCCTGAACTGGCGGTCCTAATTGCAGATCATCGAGGGTGATTGAGTTGCCACCGGAGCCTGCAATTGTGAACAGATTCAATAAGAATCGATACCATTCGGTAGCAATTAGACCGGTAGTTGGGTCAACAAGAGGAACCCGAGGAGCTGGGATGCGTGTTAAATCAGGTACGCTAGGCATTTGTTGGACTCAGTATCAGTTCTGCACCGACAATCACCATTTTCACAGGATCAGTGCCGGAAATCTCATAAACCCGATCCCGTAGCTTACCAGTCATACCAAGTCTGCGCCAGATGGCGCGACGGAAATACTGCCCGACTTTACCAACAGATACCCAGTGCTGATTTGACCAAGTGTGACCACCATCATCAGACCAGCGCAGCATCACCTGTGGATCAGATCCTTGACCGTCATCTAAACCAACGCCCGATTCAACATCCAGCTGAAGCGAGTGTTGAGCAGTACGCATTAGATTATTTTCATTAGGTGGTAAAGCACGCCAAGAACGCACCCATTTTTGAATTGCACCATTGTCGGTATAAACATTCAGATCAAACGCATAAATGTTACCGTTTAGGTAATCACCCACGATTGTCTGATTATTAAAGTTTGTTTGGCAATTAGAGCGATGGCGAGTGAAATATCCGTTCTCAAAACCAGCACGCTCATGCCATGCCTGAGTTGAAGCGTCATACACCCACGTTTTATCAACAGTCGGGAAAGTCAGCACATAAAACGCATGACCTTCTTGCTGATATGTGTAGGCAATCGCGTTTGACGCATCACCATACTGCTGAATCGCATATTCGACTGCATGAGTGGATACTCGCTGAGCCTGATACCCGTTTGCGCGATAAACAACACCGTAACCACGGGGGTCATTTCCAAGCCAAAATAATGTGTTATCCAGCTTAGCTACAGTAAATGGGGCTAAACAGCCGGTTTCATTGAACGCACCTTGGATGCGTTGAAGCGGGAAAGGCGATGTACCGGCGTTGTACCAGACTTCAATAGTATCTGTACCAAACGCCCAGAGTTCACGATGGTCTGCGTTTACGGCTTGCAAAAGGTCAGGTGAGCCTTCAGCACTAACAAAATCCAGCGGATCAATCAAAGTGCCATCATTTAGCGCAGTGATCCAGATGCGTTGACTATCTGGTTCATTAAACACGAAATAGCCGTCTAAGAACGTAACGGTCACAGCCCCTGGAAAATCAGGATCATTGATTTTTACAAACGTATTCGCCTGCTCATCGTAAATAAAACCGTCTGGATTACAGGCAAGGAAAAGCTGGTATCCATTGTCAGCAATCGATACTGGGCCTGTACCGGTCACATCACCTAATTTGGTCGCGTAATAAGATTTATCAATCTTAAAAAACTCGTTGCCGGATACAACATAAGCATCTTCACCATTGGTCTGATGTGACCAAAGAGCACGAATTGGGCCTTTTCCGATGGTTGCCAGCTTGCGTAAACCAGGAGCGCGATTCAAGAAACCACCGCTAAAACCTTCTCCCGGTACCGCTTCTGGAAAAAGATTCATCATTACGTTATCCGCAGCATTAACGCTGCGTGCGACGTAAGACTGACCGAGAATCGGGGTCTTGATGCTAGGCATTAGTAGTTACCGACGTACACGTTGAAGCGTTGTTGACGAACTACCAGCGGATATGGAATCGACATCACATCGTCAGGATTGTTAATCCGCTTCAGATTACGCTTACTTGTCATAGCAATGCGCTGCACTGTCTGAGGTGGTTCAACGCCAAACTCATTAGCGATTTCGCAGGCCAGATTGTACTTAAACGCACGCAGATAGCCAGGTGGGAAAGCCAGCGTGGTAGCCAGTGTTGCCGGATTACTCAGTTCTTCAACCGAAATGAAATGGAACTCACAGGCCGTATTTGGTACTGGATACACATACATCTCGATGTCGGGATATGTGTTGTTTACGAACATGACTTGCGGATAAGTCGATGTTACATTTTTAACCGCAATACCATCATACATTTGCTGATTGATCAGCTTAATCCCGTAGGATACGTTCCCGACTTTGAAATAAGTCGCATCATCTACCAGAATTGGACGGTTGCCTACAAAGTCGCCCGTAGGACCAAGAGTTTTTCTAATTGCGCCAGCAGGCCAAGTGAAAACTTGATCCTGAGTCGAAAATACGGCTAAACGCTCTGTATTCCAGCTATCAATCATCTGATTGAGGGCATTGAGAGCATCGTTTGCGGTCTCCGCAGACGGGGTTTCACCTTCCGCAAGTTGTCCGATTAAGCGTAATGCAGCAACAATCTGATCGTATGCGGTGGTAGCCATTTTAGACCTCTACAGTTTTGCGCGGACGCCCTTTTTTCGGAGCAGTCAGTTGGTTTACCGATTCTTCTGGTTGCTTTAGAAAATCCGGTGTTTCGATGATTTCGTCTGGATTATAACGCACCCAGCCGTTTTGTTCATCATATTCAGCTTCCATTTCCATTGTTGCAACTTTTGCGCCGTGAATGGGATGTTTCAAATAGATAATAGGCATATTTATGAGAAGGGGGCTTAACGCCCCCGTCTTGCTAGTTAAGCAACAACAGCGAATTGCCACTTAGAACCGTCCGAGATGAACAGCTTGCCCAGACCGGTAGCATTGGTTGTAACACCAATCGAACCAGCCGGAGCGTTAGTGGTAGTCGAATTAGCTGTAACAGCAGTCGTCAGGAAGTACAGACCAGCGCCGGTAGCCGACAGAAGGATTGTACCGCCCAGCGATTTTGCTGCGTTCAGATTACCGTCAGAAAACTGATACGGACCTGCACCATTAGGAAGAGCCATAATATTTCCTTTCTAAATTT